TTGCAAACAAGTTTCCATATATATATATATTAAATATATAAATATTTTATATATATATATATATATTAAATATGTCAGTAAAAATAGCCGTTGGTATCATTGTATTTGAAAGTGACTATGTGTTAAAACAATGTATTGACCAAATTTATCCTCATGTAGAACAAATTCTAATTACAGAAGGCCCTGTTCGATTTTGGCAAAATTTAGGAAAAACTACTTCACAAGATAATACAAATATAATTATAGATAATTATGATGATTATGATTCAAAAATCAAGGTAATTCATGGTCAGTTTGAAGAAAAAACAGAAGAATGTAATGCATATATACCATACATTCGAGATGATATTAATTATTTATGGCAAATTGATGCAGATGAAATATATACAGTTGCTAATATAGAAAAAATTAAGAAAGTTCTTATCGAAGAAAAACCAACAAGTGTAGGTGTAAGAAGTTGTACATTTTATGGAGGATTTAATAATTTTCTTACTGGGTTTGAACAGAATAATGATAATTTTTTACGAATATTTAAGTATGAAAAAGGAAGTTACTGGGAAACACATAGACCTCCGACAATACATTATACTAATAATATCGAACGAAAACATATTTCTAGCGATGAATTATTTTCAAGATGGGGTATAGAAATGCATCATTATTCATATGTGTTTCCTACCCAAGTTAAAAATAAAATGGAGTATTATTCAAAGTCATTAAATATACATAATATCATTCCTAATTATTTTAATGATGTATATTGGAAATGGGTAAATGATGATAAAAATCAAATTGAACAACAGTATGCAGGAGTACATGAATTTTTACCACATAATAGAGGTCCTTGTTTTACAAATTTATTTACACAAAATCACCCCGAGACAATTATTAGAGATTTTAATTTATTAAATATACGTTTTAACGAGGAAGTAAAACTCATTTTTAATGATGCGTGGAAAGATGAAAATATTCCTGAACAACAATTAGCTTTAAACTTAATACAATTAAATGATAGATCAAGTTACCCACCACATTGGGTTAATTTAATAAGTTTACTAAATGAAATAAATAGTTGCAATAATATGATGTTTGTAGACGTAGCATGTGGCGTAGGATCATCTTACAAATTATTATTAGAAAACAATTTAAAATTTTCTTATAAGGGTTTTGATTATTCAGAAAGTATGATCAAAAAAGCACGTACACAATGGAATAATGATAGTATTTTTAATGTGAAAGATGTGTTTCATTTAACTGTATGTGAAAAAAATAATATTTTATACGCAGATGGTATACTCGATATTCTGGAAAATTCTAAAGAATGTTTATTACATTTATTATCATTAAATAGCGAATATATAATTTTAAATAGAATAAGATTAGAAGAAAAATATAGACTTTCCAAATATTATGCATATAATAAATTATTTTACTGTTTTTCTTTTGAGAAAGATGATTTTTATAAAATATTAAGCGATAGTAAATATAATATAGTTAAACAATTAGGTAATGAAGATAGTTTGACACTTTTATTACAAATTAAACAAATATAAATTATCATATTTCGAAATAGTTTTCATACAAATGTTTTTGACACTTTTATTTATTATTTTAATTTTCTCAAAAGTAATAAATTATTTATAATTTTTATCTACATTAAATACGTTTACTAGTTATAAAAATTCTCTATATAATATCAGTTCATTAGTTATAATAAATAGAAAAAGTTTAATTTGCAAAAAATTTTTGTTTATATATATAAATGGAATGCGATACAGAAACCGAAACTTTAGAAAAAACTCTTATTAACGAGTTGAAAGATGGAAAAACTGAAGTAGTTGTGGATAATAAAAATCTAACTATGAGACGTAAAATATATAATTCATTTAAAAGATTTATTAATTTACTATCATGTAGTTCAAACACAGTAGAAACCACATATGAACCAACATTGTTGGAAGAGTTACAAAAAATTAAAGAACCACTATCTATTGATGAAATATCACCTGTTATTGAAGAAGTCGTATCTGTTGATGAAGCACCACCTGTTATTGAAGAAATACCACCTGTTATTGATGAAATACCACCTGTTATTGAAGAAATACCACCTGTTATTGAAAAACCAATACTTTTTGAGGACCGTATATAATTATTTAATATTTCCATTATATTATGGAAGAAAATCGCGATACTTACTTAAAAACTGACGATAGTAAAGTTATTAACATGAAATGTATAACTTGGGTCAAAAAAATGGACGAATGTTTAGCAGTTTGTACAAAAACTGTTGGATGTTCTGTTGAAGATGGCAGTACACATAAAATATGCAAAATAAATAACAGTGACAGTTATCAAAAACTAAATAAATATTTTGAAGAGTAATTTTACACGTGTGTTAAGTATTATTCTTCAATAATCAATTTTACCTTTTTTTTACTATCCTTACATTTTTTTGGTTCTTTTTTAGTCTTTTCAACCTTTTCAACTTTTGTTTTCGGTGAAGTTTTTTTACCCTTTTCGGGTTTTGAAACCTTTGTTTTTTTTGTATTTTTTTCAGTTTTACTGGTAGTCACTGTGTTAGTCGATTTATTATTCAAATCATTTGTATTCATAGTAGGTTTTTTAGATAGTCTTTTTTCAAAGAAAGAAGTAAATTTGACTTGTGCTTTTGCATGACAATTTTCAACTGCTTTTACTGATAACCACGCAGTATATGGTAATAACTCCCAAGTTCCATTTGTATGTATTTCTTTTTCAAATATATCCAAATCACTTAAACTTGCAATAGATGTAGAAATATTATTCAAATAAATTGCATCATTTTTCATTTTAATATTGTTAATAGGATAATTTTCATGTATCATCAAAGGGATTATATCATTATTTAACCAATATAAAGTTTGTTTTTCGTTAATCTCAATATTTTGTGACATGAACAGTTTTGTAACTTCAAAAATATTTGAATTCGTTTTATCTTTACTATTAGTACTAGTATTGGCTTTAGAATTTGCTCTGGCATTATACAGTTGTAAATTATTCAGTACACTCCGTAAATCATAATCAAAGTCTTCGATAAGTTGTTTTAACTTGACTTCATTGATTGAAATTCCGTCTAGTTTAATAATAGGTTTTAAAAACTGGACGATATCATTCATAGAAAGTTTCTGATATTTAAGATCCAAACAATATGGAATAATCGGTTTGAGTGCCTGTTCATAACGATTATTACAAGTGGCAATTACAGGAATTTTGGTTTCTTTAAAACAATTTACAATAGAGGATATAAAACCATAGTCGTCGTAACAATCAATATCATGAATAACAAAAACGTTCATTTTTTTAGAGTAAGATTTTTTGTTTTGTAATGATGGTATTATGGTTTTTGAAATATATTCTTTATCAATTTTATCGTGAGGGTTTAGTGTAATTGGATTTAAATCATATTTTTTAATAAACAGTTCAACCGTTAATGTTTTTCCTGTTCCACTTGGGCCAGATAATAAAGCACAAATATCTTTTGATTTATTTTCTTTGGATTTTGAACTCTGTTTTGCATCTTGATTAGTATTTTTATTTTCAGTATCCCATTTTTCAAACCAATTTTGTAGCCCCAATGTACATTGTTTGTTTCCTATAACATTTTCTAAATTTTGTGGTTTGTATTTATCCACGAACATGGTGTTTTTGTTATTAGTTATAGATATTATATTGATAATGTAAATCACTTTTAATATTTAATTTTAATAAAAATTAAAACAATAATTTAAACAATAATAGTAAAATATAATTATTGTGTAAAATGTTGACTTGTAATTTGATGGGAGGTCTTGGAAATCAACTTTTCCAAATATTTACTGTAATATCATATGCTATAAAATATAAACATATGTTTAAATTTATTAATTCTGAATTTTTAGGAACCGGTCAAACAATTAAACGAAAAACATACTGGAACTCATTTTTATTCAGATTATCTGGATTTTTAATGAACACTTATCCACATTTTCATGTTATTTACAAGCAAGATAAATTTTCCTTTGAAGAAATACCCAGAGGATATTTAAAAGAAACACACAACTCAAATACGAATAACTCAACAAATATTTTACTACATGGATATTTTCAAAGTTACAAATATTTTCAAGAAAATATAAACACTATTTATCGTATACTAAATATAGATGAATTAAAAATAGATGTATTAGACGAAGTTATAAAATGTCATCATAAAAATGACTTTTTAGAAAAAAGTGTTAGTATGCATTTTAGATTGGGTGATTATAAAAAAGTGCCTGATTGTCACCCAATTATGTCTGTAGAATATTATAAAAGATCACTACAATACATTATAAATAAATTAGAATATATTCCAAATGTGTTATATTTTTGTGAGGACGATGATGTAGATGATGTAAATAAAACAATCCAAGTTTTAAAAAGTGAGTTTTCTACAATTGAATTTGAAAGAGCATCAAACGAATTAGATGATTGGAAGCAAATGTTACTTATGTCATGTTGTAACCATAATATAATTGCAAATAGTTCTTTTAGTTGGTGGGGAGCCTATTTGAATAAGAACCAAGATAAAATTGTATGTTATCCATCGTGTTGGTTCGGACCAAAAATGGAAAAGAATGATGTAAAAGATTTATTTCCTCCTGAATGGAATAAAATTACGATATAGTTACAAAAAACTCAACAAACCTAACAAACTTAAAAACTAAAGCAAAAATCGTTGAAATAAGAACCAGTTATTGTATTTTTGATCATTTTCTTCGATTAGGTTAAACTTTTCCATGTTTGAAAATATACAATCTACCAATATAATTTGATCGTCTTTTACCAAATAATTATGTGTAAAGTAACTGGATAATGTATTGTCATATATTTCTCTCCACCATTGTATTTTATCTTTGTGTAAAATAAAAAATCCTCCAGCAATAGACTGTTGGTGTGGTGGTATTGGCTGAATTGGTAAACCAATGCTATTTTTATTATCAATAATTTTATGTAAATATTTTAATTGACCGTTGTTGTTATTAATACATGCATAATAAATTTTATTCGTATCCAATTCATTAAGCTTTACTTTGTTCGGCCAGTTAGAGAGAAAATCGACATGGACATCTTTTTCATCATTACGAAAATATCCAATATCACACCATCCATATAGTTCTGTATCAAAGTAGTTGTTTTGTATCGTTTCATTTACAAACCATATTTTTTCACTCCATAGCATATTTACATGCCATTCTATATTGTCTCTTAACAATATATTATTTTTATGATTTTTAATCCAGTATTCTTTGTATTTATAACTGTAGAATTCTTCTATTGGTTTTATTATTATTCTAATCATTGGATTGTTTTTACTATTAATGTATTTTACGCTATTTTCATCACAATAAATAACTAAATTAAAAGTATTGACAATAGAAATAAAATTATTCATCCATTCAATATATATTTCATGATCAAATTTTGATTTTAATATATAAAAACAAGATGAAAAAGTAATTGACATTCGAGCAATGGTAAATAATAAATATATAATTTTATATAATTTTATATAATAATAATGTAAATATTATATAAATAGGATGAGTATAATTTTGAACAACTGCACTAATTGGGGATCGAACCCAAAACCTTTGGCTCATAAGACCAATGCTCTACCGATTGAGCTATAAGTGCTGGCAATAGTACGTTATAGTAGTACTATTTTATTAGTATAGTATATTTTTAAATTAAAATTTAAATAAATACTATAATTAATATGTAGCTATTATGATTGAACAAGAATTTATACTTTTAATTATGAACTGTAAAAAATATGTAAAAAAGGCAGTATTTCAAAAGATGACATGGTTAAAAAAAATTCCGTCGAGCCTGATATACTACCATGTCATTGGAGATGAAACACTTGAAAGTGACTTTAAGTTTAATGAAGAAGAGAGAATATTGTGGGTTAAGACGCCAGATGATTACAATTCTTTACCAAAAAAAGTAATCGCAGCTTATAACGCAGTAAACATAAGTTTTAATTATAAATACATTCTGAAGACAGATGATGATCAAATATTAGTGAAAGAGAATTTTTTTAAGACCATCACAACGTTAATTAAAAATGCAAAACCAAAACTACATTATGGCGGGTATATAGTAGATGTAAAAAAATCATATTTGTCTCAGTATCATAAAATTCATATTGAGTTGCCAAAATATTTACCCGTACTTGCTACTAAATATTGCAGTGGTCGTTTTTATTTTCTTTCAAAAGATGCAGTTATAGACTTATTGAGTAAAAAAGAAAAAATAACTACAGAATTTTTGGAAGATTATGCGATTGGATACAACTTATCTGATGCATTCAAAACAAATATTCTAAATATTTCGACAAATAAAATATTTACAGATATAGAGTTATCTGATTTTCCGAAATTATTGGAAGAAAATAAAATATAAATACAAAGTAGTTTTTCACTTGAAATTCATAACATTTAGTGGTGGTTTTTTGGGTTTAAACATCCATTCTTTATCTAAATCAATCATAACTTTTGTATAATTAGTTGGTCGTTTTTCTATGTCACTATAACCTTCCTTTTGGGTTACAGTCAGGGGCGTAATTAAAAACCAGTTATCTTTTTCTTGTAAGCGAAACCAATACTTATCAATAGCATACAGTATATGTTGGTCTGGATTGGTTATAAGCTGTTTAATACCTTCTTTTATGTTATTAATCAACTTGTCATAATAATGGCTTTGTACAATATAACCAGTAGTAGTTTGACAACGGTATACTTTAACACAAGAGTCATCAATTTTTTGATAAGGAGGTACATTATTTCCTGCAATTAAAAGTACGTCAAAATTTTTGTGGTTCTTTAAAAATTTATTTAATTGATTTTTAAATACATTTGGATTTAAAAAAAGTATGTCATCTTCAATAATCATTACATGGTCCCAATTATTTTGTTTAGCTATTTCTAAACATTTTAGGTGACTCATACTACATCCTACGGCGCCATTGCTAAGTTTAATAGCATTAAACCTAGTAGCTGAAATTCCTATACTTTGCAACTGTTTTTCAGCATGTTCTTTTCTATCTGGTCTATTTTCTAAATTTATGTAAAATGCATGTTCAATATTTTCTATAGAATTTATATTCATTTTTTTAAATATAATTATTTAAAAATATGATTTTAAATACTTAAAAATGAAAATAGTTATTTAGTTAAATATTCATTATAAATAAATATTCATATTAATATATAAATGACAATTGGATATATTAATGTTTGTCAAAAAGGCAACTGGCAAAAACCTTTTGATATGATTATGAGTGCTGTTAAAAGTAATGGATTATATGAAGAAACATCTGAAATAAGACTAGTTATACTAAATGATAATATAATGTGGGAACATGATCAAAGATTTGAAGATCCAAAAGTAGTTATTGTTAGTCATCAACCGACATGTGCTTTCGAAAGACATGCTTTAGTACATATGGCTAATTATTCTGAGACAGATAGTCCTACAGCTTATTGGTACGCTCATACAAAAGGTACCAGTCATTTTGGAGGAGGCAACAAAGAATGGGAAGATTGTATAACTGAATGGATAAAATATATGTGTCATCACAATTTTGTAAATTGGAGAATAGCATCAGAAAAGTTACAAAGTCATGATACGTATGGCTGCGAACATCATAATGTTCCTAAACAACATTATTCCGGTAATTTTTGGTGGGCAAACTCACATTATATAAAAACACTACCTAAAGAGATTGGACAAGGATACTGTGATCCTGAATTTTGGTTACTGAACAGAAGAAATGTATTAGGATGTAATATATACTCATCTGGATACGGCCCGGGAGGACTTTATTCTTATTCTGGTTATGATGAAATAAGTATATAAAATATAATTATAATTATTTAATTAAGTCATTAGTTTCAAAATAACTACGCATATATTTTTTATATTTTTATTCTTTTAATATATATATATAAAATTGTATAATGATAATTATAGGATACATACATGTTTGTCAAATTGGAAATTGGCAGAAATCTTTTGATATGATTATGTCATCTATTAGAAGTAATGGTTTGTATGATGCTACTCTTGAAATAAGGGTATGTGTAGTAAATAAAAGTGAAGCTATATTTGATGACATAAGATTTCATAATGAAAAAATTGTCTTGGTTGAACATGGACCGGCATGTAATTATGAAAGAACAACTTTATTACACATGGCAAATTATTCAGAAACAGATCCATTTTGTCAATATTGGTATGCTCATACAAAAGGTATTAAATATTTTGATACACCAAATGACCCTAAAACAAACTGTGTAATTGACTGGATAAAATTAATGATTCATTGGAATTTTGTAAATTGGAGAATAGCATCAGAAAAGTTACAAAGTCATGATACGTATGGATGCGAACATCATAATATTCCTCAACAACATTATTCCGGTAATTTTTGGTGGGCAACTTCAAGTTATATAAAAACCCTACCTAAAGAGATTGGTCCTGGTTATTGGGATCCTGAATTTTGGTTATTGCAAAAAAGTAATGTAAAAGCATGTAATATATTTTCTTCTGGTCATATCCCTGGAGGACTTTATTTTGTTCGTTTTTCCGTTTAATATAAAATAAATTTAAAATGTATACTCAATATTTTCTATAGAATTTATATTCATTTTTTTAAAATATTTAGATATTAAAAATAATAATAATATTTGTATATAGTATATTATATGTCATACGCATCATACAGAATGTCTCCACAAGAGGAGGAATATTACGTTACAGGACCTAGACGACAACAAGACGCGTGGAATACTGAAAGAAACAACACTTGGGCTGCTCAACCAAGAATGACTGCAAGTGACATTGATGATACAGTAAAATCTAATCAAATGTCATTTGCAAATAAACAACGCATGCAAGCTGCTAATGCAATGATGGGTTTAAGTGATCCTTCTAGAATTAACAAAGGTGGCAGAATAAGAGGAAGAAAGTCACGAAAGTCACGAAAGTCACGAAAGTCGCGAAGGTCACGAAAGTCGCGAAAGTCACGAAAATAAATAGTTATTTTATTTATTTTATAATATTAAAATTATTATAAAATGATAGAAGAAAAATATACATCAGAGGAAAAAAACGAAATTGCAAGACAAATTAAAAATATTACATTGAATGAAATAAATAAGGAAATGAGTATGTTGATTAAAATAGGCGAAAATGCCTCTACTATGTCTTCTAGATCAAGAATTGGAAATAACATAGTAGACTACTTTACTTTCTCTCAAAGACTAAACACTAGGGGTAAATATAATATTAATTTTTATGAATTCATAGTAAACATAGATGAATTCAAAAAGAAAAAATATATTCAAAATATGTTACATTACTATGATACTGTAAAAAACAAAAGCAAAAAAAAGAATTACTATACTGTATTGAAAGAAGTATACAATATATGCATAAGTGCCATTAATATTATAAGACCCATTGTGTATATGGAAATTTATTCAAAATACAAGCCAAAATGTATATTGGACTTTTGTGCAGGATGGGGTGGAGCCGCGGTGGCTGCATCAGCATTAAACATAGAAAATTATATTGGAATTGAAATTAATCATACTTTGAAAACACCTTATAGCAACATTATTGACTTTTTAAAAGAAAAAAGCAAA